TCAATGAAAGATCAAATTACTAGACTTGAAGCGCGTGTTGATGATCTGTTCGTCTTAATTAGTAAGCGATAATTTCTGCTATGGCGAACACACGAAAACGCACACCACGCAAAAAGGTTAATCGGAGAGTAGTTCGCCACACTCCTGAACCATTATCAAAACTAGATCAATTTTATATTGCAAAGCATGAAATGTTTAGAGCTGCACGCAAGGCTGGATTTAATGAGTCATGTGCGCTTTACCTAATGGATAATCCTGAATCAATGCCTGATTGGATCGTGGGCGATAAAGGAATAATCCCAACTATCCCAACTCCAGATGAGGATGACGATTAAGCGATACTTGGTTATCTCGGATTTACAAATCCCATACCACCATGAAGTAGCTGTAAAGAATGTCATAAAGTTAGCCAAGCGAGAGAGGTTTGATAGTGTCCTTTGCGTTGGCGATGAAATCGATTTTCAAACTATTAGCCGATGGGCTGAAAAAACACCTTTGGCTTATCAGCAGACCCTTGACGATGATCGCAAGGCGACTCAAGATATTCTTTGGGCTTTAACTGAGCATTCAAAAGAAGCTCACATAATTAGATCAAATCACACAGATAGACTTTATAACACCCTATTAAAAGTTCCCGGCTTAATCAGCCTACCTGAATTGCAATACGCCAAGTTCATGCAGTTCGATGATTTAGGTATAACTTTCCATAAGCAATTCTATGAATTTGAAAAGGGCTGGATCTTGGCTCATGGCGATGAAGGCAACATGAATCCTAACGCTGGACAGACTGCCCTAAATCTTGCCAAAAAGGCCGGTAAGAGCGTGGTTTGTGGTCATACCCATAGGCTAGGTATGTCAGCCTACTCAGAGGGGCTCTACGGGGCTTATAGACCCCTTTACGGGCTAGAAACCGGCAATCTCATGAATAGGGCAAAGGCTAGTTACACAAAAGGACTCGCAAACTGGCAAATGGGCATTGCTGTGCTTGAGTGGAATGGCAAGAATATGACTCCAACCATGATCCCAATAAACAAAGATGGCAGCTTCACCTATAATAGGAAGTCTTATGGGTCTTGAAACCGATTATAGGGATCGCACGATTGATGACCATATCGATGATCTTGAGGATCTTGGCGTTATCTAATCGTTATAAAACACGCCGTAAGTGAATAACCAACTGTCCTTGCTTTAAGTCATACTTTCTGTATCAGGCAACCGCTTGATATTAGGGAGCGAACATGGAAATAGTAGGATACGGATTTATTATAGGCTGTTTAATTGGAGCAGCTTTATATTTCTGGGATGAACACCGAAAGTCAGAAATTTACGATAATGGCTATTATGCCGGTAGAGCTGCTGGATGGAAGTCTTGCATAGATCATCAAGCCAAAATCCAAAAACTTAAATTAGAGCAGGTTTTTGATTATGACAAAAACTGAGGATCTGTTAAATGAAGTCATTGCTACGATCCAAGAGCGTGGAAGTGTCTACGGCCATCCATACTATAATCACAAAAGAATTGCTGGATTGTGGAGTGCATATCTTGATTTCCCAATCACACCACACCAAGCTGCTTTATGTATGGCGTTGGTCAAGGTTTCTAGGCTTACTGAAACTCCAGATCATTACGACTCAGTTAAAGACTTTATCGCCTACGGAGCTATCTATCGGAATGTGCTCGAAGCAGTCCAAGACCAAGATTTTGAATGGAAGGAATAATGTTTAACTTAGACAATTATGAAACAGTAGAATCTAGATTGGAAAAATGGCATGAGAAATACCCTGATAATCGTATCGAAACTGAACTCATTGAAGCGACTGAAAAGCGGTTCGTTGTATTCGCCAAGATCTTTAAGACTGAAGCAGATCCTAAGCCATGCGCAACTGGGCTCGCATTTGAGGTCATTACGGAGAAGGGTGTTAATAGCACATCTGCATTGGAGAATTGTGAAACTTCAGCGATCGGTCGTGCGCTCGCAAATGCTGGTTTCGCAGCTAAAGGCAAACGCGCTTCGAGAGAGGAAATGGCTAAGGTAAACAATGCCGAGCCAAATCAATACGAAAAGAAATTACAGGAAAGGCGATACGGAGCGCCGGGAACTAAATCAGCTGCAATTGAGGATGCTTTAAGAGCTTCATTTGCAGTTGATAATAAAGTCGATGATCCGCAACAATGGTCTTTATCTGAAGCTGTTGATGCGATTGGTAAATCAACACCAAATCCACCTCCTGAGTGTGAACATGGCATGATCTTGAAGCAAGGCGTATCTAAGGGCGGTAAGCCTTATTATGGATATGTTTGCAAGGGATCTAACAAAGAGCACGCTATCTGGGCAAAGATGACAGCCAATGGTAATTGGTTCTTTCAAGGTGGTGAGTGATGGGATACATAGCCTTTATTAATGGCAAAGGACTTCAAGTTGTATTGGATGATAATGGAGTTCATCTGGAGGAATCAGTTATCAAATGCGAAGCGTGTGACGATGATCGAGTCTTTAAGGATGGCACATGTTTTAGATGCCATGAGTTGATTAATCGTGACTAGCTTCAAATGTAATGGCTGCGCTCGCAAGACTGAGTTTCTATGGCTTGATGCGATAGAGATGCCAGATGGTTTTAAAACGTACCAATGCATGAGCTGCGGAGCTGTGGGAGTTAAGAATATAACTGAGCAGATAGATCGAATACCGGACACAAAGATAAGCAGGTGTGCTAGTTGTGGGGCTTGGCAGTTTGAAGCTAAACCCTGTCATACTTGCTTATTGATTGGAGAATATGATGCCAACATATGAATACAGCTGTAAAGAATGCGGCACTTATGGATCAATCCATCGAACCTACAAAGAGGATGATGGCGGTATGAATTGTCCTAAGTGTGGGCTAGATATGACAAGAATCTACTCAACAGTAGGGTTAGTCTTTAAGGGTGAAGGATGGGCTGGTAAAACTAAATGAAGTTATTAGATTTATTCTGTGGAGTAGGTGGAGCATCTGTTGGCTATCATCAAGCAGGATTTGAAGTTCATGGAATAGATTTAAAACATGGCAAACGCTACCCATTTACTTATCTCAGGGCAGATGTCTTAGATGTGCTCAGGGATGAAGAATACATTAATCAATTTGATGTAATTCATGCTAGTCCACCATGTCAGACCCATAGTATAACGAAGCATTTGCGTAATGCTCAGGGCAAATCAACAAGTAAGATAGATCTAATTCCTAAAACCAGAGCAGCCCTAATTGCATCTGGTAAGCCATACATAATTGAAAATGTGCCGGGTAGTCCATTAATTAATCCAATTCAGTTATGTGGATCATCATTTGGCTTAAAGGTTCGTAGGCATAGGCTATTTGAATCTAACATGCCATTAATAGGATCTATTTGCGATCATAAAGCGCAAGGTAGACCAATAGGTGTGTATGGTTCATTAAATGATGAGATCCCTAAAGGTGGCAAAACTGCATCTACAATTGAGGAGGCTCGAAAGGCTATGAATATGAATTGGGCTATTTGGGGTGAATTAGTGGAAGCTATACCGCCAGCCTTTACAAAGTATTTAGGAGATCAAATATGGAAGCAGGTTACTCAGACACATGGCTTGAAGAAGATGATTTTAGATACAGTTGCAAGATCTATGTGATGTAGATCATAGTCCACATAGTGAGATGGTATAGACAATCTAGGCTAAGAGAGGTTGCTTTAATATGATACGCTCTAGGCAAGTATTTGCCCTAAAGGCAAAAACGCGAGCCCGTAAGGCTCAGCTCGCGAGGTGCTGGCTAGTCGGGGGAGCTCTGTTTGTTTTACAAACCTTTACTTTAGATATAGCTAAATCTCAAGAATTTAGAATTAATACATTAAAACAAATTACATTTCATAAGATGGATTATTCATTTAAAGAGTTCTATTGTTTAGATGAGTTATTACATAAAGAATCAAGATGGAACTACAAAGCCAAGAATCCTAAGTCAAGTGCATTTGGTCTATTTCAAATGATAGGCAATAAAGAGCAAGATCCAATAAAGCAGATTGATAAAGGATTAAAATATATTGAGCACAGATATGGCACAGCTTGTAAGGCGCTCGCACACCATAAGGCTAAAGGCTGGTATTAAGTGAGTAGATCAGCGTTAAGGGATAGTGGTAGCACTAGGCAATGGAGATCAATAAGAGAACGCATCCTAAGACGC